CCAGCGCCACACTGCCGGGGCAGTTGATCACGCGCTTGGCTGTAGAGCCGCCGACGATATTTGAGTGAAGCATACTTTCCTTTATTGAATTGAACTTGAATGTTAGCACAGAAATAATTGTTGTGCAAATCTTTTTTACAGGTATACTTTACGGCATGAGAGAAAAAGAAATTGAAGTTTATTTTGATTGGGCGGTGCAGCGCATCGGTGGCCGGACTTGGAAGTTTACATCTCCCGGACGCAAAGGTGTAGCAGATCGCATTGCGTGTTTACCCGATGGCCAGACGTGGTTTGTGGAATTGAAAACCAAAGGCGGCAGATTGAGTGAACTACAAAAACTATTTCAGACAGAGATGGCGCTATTGCGTCAAAACTACACATGTTTGTGGACTAAGGAACAAGTTGATGGTTTCATTACGACCGTATCAAGAGACAGCCGCTGACTTTCTCTTTGAGCATGACCGCGCCATGATCTTGGCGCCAGTCGGTGCGGGTAAGACCGCCATCACGCTGACGGCCATGTGGGAGATGATCCGCGACGGGCACGTCAAGCGCTGGCTGGTGCTGGCGCCCAAGCGCGTCTGTACCGACGTGTGGCCAGTCGAGCGCCCTAAGTGGGCTGACCGCATCAGCATGGCTCTGTGCGTTGGGACACCAAAACAGCGATTAGACGCCCTTAAAAGCCCCGCCCAAGTGGTCGTGACCAACTACGACAACTTGCAATGGCTGGCCGAGCAGACGTTAAATTTTGATGGCGTGGTGTTTGACGAACTGACCAGATTAAAGAACCCATCAGGCACACGTTTCAAAGCGTTCCTCAAAGTGGTTGACCCTATGACAACGCGCTGGGGCTTGACCGGCTCGTTTACCAGCAACGGCCTTGAGGACGTGTTTGGCCAGTGCAAGATCGTTGACCAGTCATTGCTTGGCCGCAGCAAAGGCGCGTTCATGCAGCAATACTTTGTGCTGATTAACAAGGAGTTTGGCGAATGGGCGCCGCGTGTTGGCTCACTTCAGAAGGTCATGGACGTAATACGGCCGGCCACATTTGTCCTAGAAGCAGGTGAGTATAAGGACAAGCTGCCGCCTTTGCATACTGTGGAATTAGCCTGCACCATGGACATGGCGCCGTACAACACCATGAAAAAAGACTTTGTGTTGGAAGGCATCACAGCCGTTAACGCGGCGGTTGTCACGGGCAAGCTACAGCAACTGGCGTCAGGTTTTGTTTACGACACCAAGACCACGCCGTCAGAGTCGCCGGGCCGGTTTAAAGTTGAGCAGAAGCCCATCTGGTACAGCATGCACAAGTTTGAACGCCTTGAAGAATTACTTGACGAGAACCAGCATGCCAACACCATCATTGTGTACAACTACCAAGAAGAACTTGCCGAACTCAAGCGACGTTTTAACGTCACCACCCTTGACGACACCGACGCCATCAAGCGATGGAATGATGGAAAAGTCAGGCTATTGGCCGTCCATCCAAAGTCAGCCGGCCACGGGCTTAACTTACAGCACGGCGGCTGTCACATGGTGTTTCTGTCGTTGCCGTGGAGTCTGGAACTGTACGAGCAGACCATTGGTCGTTTGCACCGCAGCGGGCAACAACACCCTGTGTGGTGCTACATCTTACTGACCAGTAAAACAGTCGATGAAAAAATTTGGGCGGCCTTGCACGACAAGCGCGCCATATCTGATATTGCAATGGAGGAACTGAAATGAAAGATGACGACGACATTCAAGACTACGTTCGCCCTTGGGTTGGGCTAACGGATGAGGAGATTAAATCACTTGACCTCAGTAACTATGTGCAAGTGGTCAGAATAGTTGAACAAGCATTGAAGGAGAAAAATACATGAAACGCATTGATCAATGGAAAGCCAAACTAAAGGTGGCCAAAGCAGAATTGCGCATCAGGGGACGCGAGTTAAACGCCGCCGCCCGCGCCGCCGTTCGCGTAGAAGCATACATCAGACAACTGGAGAAGAAAATTGACAACCACTTGGCGAAGCCTTAACAACGAACTTAGCAGGATGAGCGAAGAAGACGTTCTCAGACTGCTCAACGAGGAACGTGTTGGCGCAAAGCGCGTCAGCATGCTTGAGCGCCTTCACCAGCGCTATAACACCCTGCGCGTAGCGAGGGAGAGACTAGAACTATTAAAAGGAGCAACACAATGATCAACTGGACACCACCAGAAGGCACCAAAGTGACTTACCCAAGCAAGAGTCTGCAAGACCGCGCATTTAATTACCAGCGCGGCTCTGACGTGCAGGCGCTCTGGCGTGAGCATGGCTGGACACCGCCCAGCGAAAGCATGACACCGCCACCACCTGAGAAAGCGTTTGAACTTAGGAGAGTCAGGTAAATGCCGCGCCCCAAACCGCCTGAACCCCTACTAGGACGACAAGTCCGAATGTCTGACAGACATTGGATGATCTTGCAAGAACTTGGCGGCGCCGAGTGGTTGCGCAAACAACTGGACAAGAACGCCAAGATGCCGGCCAAGTATTACCGCATGGACGCAGACGCACCGTCAAAGAAAGAAGTCAATGATTAACAGACCAGACTTTGCAACATGGAGCCAAGCCAACTTGGCCAAGTTTGCCGAGGAAGCCTACGCCAAACTGTGCGAACAAGACGACCGCATACAGATGCTGCAATGCGATCTGAAGACCGCCATTGAGGCGTACAGGGCGCTAACTAAGGAATAGGCGGTGCTCGTCTATGCGGCGGGTTTGCAAGCCTCTGAGAACCTTGCCAGCCGCCATGCAATATTTTAGAAGTTCTTCGGCAGCACCCTCTTTATCGCCCCGAAGCAACTTCTGACGAAGCGTCGAACGCTGGAGTGTTCCCAGACCGACGTTAAAACTAAAAGACACAAGGCCATCAAACATACCTTGCGTAAGGGGTACTGGGCAGAAGCGCTCCACGCCTCGCTCAAAACGGTCAAGATCAGCCCGGAGAATTCCATCTACTTCTTCTTTGGTAAACGTCCGGCTATCTTCAGGATGAAGCGCGTAAGCGCCCCTTTCAGATAATAGTATTTTGATTTGATGCGGATAAAGAACATGACCTACTCCTATTGTCCACAGCTTTGCTGGGCACTGGTACGGTTTAAATCGAACACCCTCATGGTGCTTGATCATCTCAATGGCTTTGGGCGAGACGTTCATTTGCCAAACGCTCTGCCACCAAAGTGGAACGCTATGATGGACGCAAACAGCGCCTGAGTTTCAGAGTCCCACAGCATGTTGAGCATGTCGTCAAACGCCACACCCATATAATAACCATACCAAAATCCCCCAATATCCACAAACACTAATAGCAAGAAAAATCCATAAGTAATAACAGGTCGCACACTCGCTCTGAGGTTTTTCATCCATGTTGACGTCCCTTCATTCAAACTGGTGTCGTGGGCGTAGATGGCCTGCATCTCTGCCTGCTGGGCGCCGATGATCGCCTGACCGGTGGCGGCCGCGCTTTCAGTCTCTAACTGCTCTGTGCGGATATGCTCGATGCGCTCTTGCGCCTCAAAGCCAGCTTTGCGCAATTCTAACTCGCGCTCAATCTGTAGCCGAGCCAATGCCAATTCATGCAGTTTGTCAGACCGATCTTGAAAGAAGTCCAACAGTTTGGGCAGGCCGCCCATCAAAAAAGAAATCAGGGTTGAGAGTAAAGTTAACATTTTTTATCCTTGTCATCATTTTGCATAAGTTTGATACCAGACAGGAATCCAATCATGCCGCCTATAAGAGTAGAAAAAGCGGGTGAAATCATTTTGAATATCTCTGCGTTGTCTACTTCTTTGGCCCACAAGCCCAGCATAAAGCTGACCACCATGGCCAACACGGAGATGCATAGGGTAAAGCTGACCATCAGCGTGACCCACAGAGTCAGTTTTTCTTTTGTTTCCAATTGGGGTTTCCTGACTAGTCTGGGTATTGGCTTCTTGGTCATACATAAATATCCAGTTTACGGTTTGTAAAAATTTCTAGGTTAAGTTGGTTGCGCTGCGCTTTCTTTACATACAACTCAAACTCAAGATCGTCAATTTTTTCATCTACTTTTTTCATTTTGAGCGCCTGCTTGTAGTCTTCAGTCAGCTTTTCAGCCCTGCGTTCAAGCGCATCTGTCTTGGTTGGATAACCTTCTGGTTGCACCATTGGATACCATTTGTACAAAGGCGGAATCATTTCTTTTCCCGTTCAAGTGCATTCTTGTATCCATGTATAACCAAAGCCCTTAGGCTGTGTGAATCAGAAGTCCCACCCCATTCGCTGATGTTATTCCAGATAACCAAAAAGTCGGAACTTTTGC